TTATCGGCGCTTTTATTTGTCTTAAATACGATTGGCCAACAATAAATACATATATTATCGAACGACCTTGGCACGATGTATTTAAATTAAATGGCAAACAAATTTTTGATGCGTTTTATTATAAAGGCCTGTATAATAAGAAAATCGTCGAAACCACCTTCAAGCCACTATTAGAAGCCAAAGATTTGTCGCTAAATACTACTCTAAAAGAATTCTATGAATATTCAAAAATAGAATTCCATTTATATGCGTTTGAACTAAATAAGTTTGAAAGCGCCGATATATCATATAAAACCCATCCTGAACTTTCATTAGTTCAGGCCATTTTCATGTCATCCGCATTACCGGGGGTTTTCATACCCACCATTTTAGATGGCGGGTGCTACATTGACGGCGGTGTAATGGCCAATTACCCGCTTTCTTATTGTTTAAAAGAGCGCGAGAATCCGGATGAAATTCTCGGAGTCACCTTTTATCGGGATTATTCAAAGCCAGATGCGTATAAAAATAATATAGTAACCGATGAATCCTCTGTGATAGACTTTTCCATTGGATTTTTTATAAATGCGATGAATTACATATATAAAAATCTAAAAACGGATACTATTAAAAATCAAATAGAATGCCAAAATGAAGACAACTTTTTGACAATGGATGTCATACAAAAATCTATAAATAGCGTAGATATGCGCAGAGATTGGATTGATAAGGGGATAATTGATGCCAAAATGTTTTTAGCAAGGATTAAAGAACCGTGTTTAAAAACTGCTCCATAGTGCTCTTTGTCGGTTTCGCATCGTATTCGATGACCTGGTCGCCTTTTAACAATTTAATAGTCGGGTACCCTTCAATCTTGTATTTATTCATGAGCTCATCATTTTCAGCTGATTCTGCTGTGCAGTTATATTCAGTGAATTTAAGATTATACCCATTAATTTGTTTGCCTTCATATTCCGATTTCAAATTCTCCCATTCCGGTTTGGCTGTTTTACAATGAGGGCACCAATCAACATAAAATAACATCATTTCAGCCGTTTTATTTGAATTCGTGTCCGTCGTCGCATGCTCTCGATTCGCATTAAATGCCGCATCCTTATTTATAAATTGGTCGTAAATCAAATATCCTAAAATAGCGAATCCGACAATTGCTATTGCTATTACTATTTTATTGTTTAAAACCATTTGAATCGCACCGGATACGAAATCTGGCATACCCCCCGACATAAAAGAACTTGTATTTACTGGAGAATGAGAAGTGTTCATATATATTTAATAAGAATAAATTACAATATCTTTTAAACGAATCTAAATATATCATTGTATTGTATTATATAACAAATACCACATTATGTTAGTTAGAGATATTACCGGCAGACTACACATCATTAGCAGAAAAGATTGTAAAAATGATGCGGATTATTACCAGAAAATCGCAAGGATTAGAGCGGAGTTTATTCAGCATTATAAGTCGGTTTTTAGAACCAAGGGTTAAAGGGGCAAAATGTTAAAGGGGCAAAATGTTAAAAGAGCTGCTGTAAAACGGCCAACATTAAAACTATCAAAAATCCGGTGAAAATATAACTGCTCGCAATATTTGTTTTGACATGATCCCACCCACCCGTTGTCAAATCTATATTAAAGTTTTTAGCGAATAAATTTGTTTTCGTTATATTATAATAAACCGTATATCCTAAAAGGAGCAGAATAATCGCCTTTCCGAAAATAGAGGACAATAAAAAAGAGTTAAGCGGTGTCATTATGAACAATATTATCAGAAAGGCGGATATGCTAATACACAAGCATACCTTTTGTGTTGATTTCGCATATTCGGTGATTATCGATGAACTAGACATTTATAAAATATATTAATATAATAATATAATAATATATTATACCATGACTTACACGCGTAAGAATCGGATAAAGAAACATGGAAAAACGAAGGAAACGAAGGAAATGAAGAAAACGAAGAAACATAAAATATTCAAGAAGGGTGATTTTTATTCAGGCGACGGGTTTTTAACATCGGTATGGGGTGCACCTTTATGGCATTCGCTACATACCATGAGCTTCAATTATCCTATTGAGCCGACACAAGAAGACAAGATTCATTACCGAGATTACATCCTGTCTCTACAATACGTGCTGCCGTGTAAATATTGTCGGGAAAATTTGAAAACTAATTTTAAATCCATGCCTTTAACCATGGCTGAAATGAAGAACCGCGAGACCTTTTCCAGATACATGTATGAACTACATGAGCTCGTAAATCGGATGCTTAAAAAGAAGTCGAATTTGACTTATTGTGATGTGAGAGAACGATATGAACATTTCCGAGCCAGATGCACTGAAGAAAAGCCACTCCTTTTCAAATATACTAAAAATACGAAAACAATAAATAAAAAAAATGGTAGAAAAGAGAAGGGATGTACTGAGCCCTTGTATGGTAAGAAATCTAAATGTATTATTAAAATTGTGCCACAGGATACCAAGGAGCAAACAATGCAGATCGACGATAAGTGTATTAAAAGTAGAATAAGTGATAACGAATAAGTGATAACGAATAAGTAAATTTTTAAGAAACGCGTTTACACACGATAAATCGCTTTTGGCTTCAAATAGGAGTCGCATAACACATTGGTTTCTTCACAGAATATCAATTGTGTAATGTATTTTTGAGCCTCAGGATAAATCCATCTCTTTTTGTCTTCATCGCTTCTCTCCAAAAAGTATTCCTCGTCAAACTTTACTAAGTAAGTCGTGGTATATTCTGGGTCTTTACCGTGGTCGTAACAATGTCTATCTATCGCTTTTTGTTCGACGGTTCCTATAATATAATCTGTTTTACCGGTATATCCTTTTTTATCAGCTTGAATACTAAATCGTATTAATACTTTATTATTTACTTCTATTGGTCGCGACATCTTTATCTTTGAGTTTATTTAGGGTTTATTATAATAATGGTAACTTATTATAATAAATTTATTTCAATTATTTATTGAATATATTAGTATTTGATTATATATTATATTAGAATTTGTATTTAAATAGTATTTACTAGTGTTATATTTACATCCCGAATGTGCTGAAACTGTTTAGAACTGGGACTGGCATGTAATCTTGGTTGAATGCTTTGTAGTTCGGGATTTTTTGCAATCGAATGCGGGCTCTGGGCAACGCATCGGCGCAGGACAAGGTTGACATTGTGACGCATCTCCGTCACATTTTAAAATAGGATCGGGGCATTTTGGGCAAACCGGAGGCACAACCTGCGACTTCAAAATATACAAGTCCTCTTGTCCAGCAGGGATCTGATTTCGCGAAACACCGGCAGGCAAAGAGTTGTAATAAGCATTAGGGTCCGCATTCACAGCAGTGTTTCCATTAGGTCCCGTAACCGTATTTACTTGACCATTGGGGCCATAATAGGTGTTTGTATCCACATTATTGTATCCATTATTATTGTAACCATTATAGTGCGAATATTGGTCGACATCGCCTGTATTGCTGTTATAAGTATAGGTGTTGTCTTCCGTGTAAACAATTTTAGAGCCATTTGGTCCCGTAATTTCGACCGCGGACTTGCCATTAGAATCCGTTATCATTTTAGCAGTGCCGCCGTTTGGTCCTACATAGGTAGTAGTGTTTGAATTGTTATTATCGATATAATATATTTCGGTAGTGCCGTCCTTTCTGGTGATTACGATAGTGCCGTCAGAACCATTGTCAATTATTTTCGCGGTGCCGCCATCCGGACCATAATAAATAGAAGCATGAGAATTCCCGGTGTAGTGATTGTAATTATCATAACTAGAAGTAGAAGAAGTAGAAGTAGAAGAGGTAGTTGTCGAACCATTATCATTTTGAACAGTAAACACGGTTTTAGTCCCATCTTGCGTAGTAACTGTTAGCACAGCAGAACCATTAGAATTCGTTGTTAAAGTTGCGCTTCCACCGTTGCCATTGGAAGCATAATAGGTGTTGACATCGCCGCCAGATGCGGTAGAATAAGCATTCGAATTACCATCTTTATCCGTTACAGTGAGGACGGTTGTGCCATTTGGCCCGGAAACGATTCTAGCGGTGGCTCCATTATCGGCTACATATGTATTGGAATTTACTCCAGTCATGCCTTCGATGCGCTTATTAACACAGTCAGCACCCCCTAAATAAGTACATAATATTAATGCTAACAATAATATGACAAAAAGGAATAACATTTCTTCGTTCATTATAATTTATATAGTGAAAAAAGTTCTTTATAAAAAAGTTCTTTATAAAAAATTGATTTGTTTTATAAAGAATCCAAATTTTGTATTAATAATATAATATAATACAATACAAATGTCTAATCAATATAACTGTGTCCAAATTATCGATGATTCCGATGACGAATCGAATGTAGAAAAAGTAGAAGAAATTGTTATAGAGGTGAAAAAGAAGAAGATGATTAGAAGAAAAAAAGCAACAAGCGTAGAGACAACAAGCGTAGAGACAACAAGTGAACCATTAGTAAGCGAAGCGGTAAAAACAGTGCCTACCTCTCTGCTTAAAAAATATATGCGGGAACATGGCACGGTAGAAATCGGCGCGGATGAAGCAGGTAGAGGGCCAATGTTAGGAAGAGTTTACTGTGGCGCGGTCATTTTACCTAAAGATGACAGTTTCGACCATTATAAAATGAAAGACAGTAAAAAATTCACCTCTAAGAATCCGAAAAAGATTCAGGAAGTGGCGGAATATATTAAACAGCATTCCATTTGTTGGGCTGTTGAATATGAAGATGAAAGAGTAATCGACGAAATTAATATTTTACAGGCAACCCAGTCAGCAATGCACAAAGCAATCAAAAGCGTTATTAAACAGTTACAAGAGAAACAACAAGAGAAACCTGATAAAATAATAGAATCAAATTATGAAAATGTGCTCTTGCTAATTGACGGCAACTACTTCAAACAACTAACTATTTTGAATCATGGGAAGACCAAACTGGTTCATATAAACTATGAAACTGTCGAAGGCGGTGACAACAAATTTACCGCAATTGCCGCCGCATCCATTCTAGCAAAGACAGAACGAGACAAATATATTCACGAATTATGCTTAGAAAATCCCGAGCTAATTGAACGATATGGGATTGACTCCAACAAAGGGTATGGAGCGAAAATCCACATGGATGGAATAAAACAATATGGCATTACCAAGTGGCATCGTAGAACCTTTGGTATATGTAAAACATTTGTTTAAAGGTATATGTAAAACATTTGTTTAAAGGTATATGTAAAACATTTGTTTAAAGGTATATGTAAATTATTTACTACTTTCTGTTGGCAATCCATAGTCTAACCATCCCGCAACAGGAACACCTTGAATTGGAGATAATCCATAACCATACTTTATGGATATAACATTGTAGCCTAACATTTTTAATATAGTTAATATTTGACTACTAGTGTGTCCTACATAACAAATTAAAAATATAGGTTTATTTTTGGGTAATTTCTTTAAATTTTTTTCGTCTAATATATTTAACCAAAATATATTTTTCGAGCCTTTAATATGTATTTTTTTATATTCTTTTCGCTTCGCAA